GATCCGAAAAACCCCAGGCTGTCCTGGGCGGTGGATTGGGTTGGGTTGATGCCGTATTGCGTGGAACGGAACGAGACAAACACGAGCCCGATCAATAACCCGAACGTTATGAAGGCGTTCAGCCCGGTTTTTACCGCGTATGGAAGTTGATTTTGTCCGTTTGACCCGTTTGACCCGTTTGACCACAGTTTGACCAACCCCATGTAAGCCAGAATGGCCCCCAGCAGCAGGGACACCTGATTGCCGACGTTGTTCATGGGGGCGCCGGTGACGGGGTCCGATTTTGTGTTTATTCCTCTGTACGAAGAGGCATCGGCGCTGGTTGCAAACACGTAAGCATACACGATCGCGCCGATTGCAAGCAGCCACAAGTAATACCCGATGTTTTTCCACCACGGGGGTTCTGGTGCAGGTCCAACAGGCAGAGATTGCATTGGTGATTGATTGCTGTTACTAACTGTTACTAATTATACATTGCATATATTTAAAATGTATGCAAATGATGCAAATGATGCAAATGATGCAAATGATGCGAACAAATTGCTAAAATGTTTCCATGGCGGTTTTTTTACCGTGGCAATCGCGGCACAGCGCAACCAGATTGTCCACGTTGTTGGAGCCGCCGTGTTCCAGGCGCACGATGTGGTCAACTTCGTACCACGCCGGCAGCTGGCGGTCGCAATGGCCGCACTTCCACGACTGCTGCGCCGCCACGAACTTCTTTTTGGTTTCGCTCACGCTGCGTTTGGTGGCATTGTTGCGCCCGGACGCCATGATGCGCGCCTCCATTTGCGCCTCTCTGGGCCCGTGCTGTGCTACATTTGCATTTGATGGTGCTTGAAACAACGATTTGTTGTTGGCAAAATCCAGGAAGGGCGACAGCATGTCGGCCGATGAGCGGCTGATTGGCATGTATCGGATGATGTCATTCGCGTGCGACATCATGGACTGCGACTGTCCAGGGTTTTTTTTCAGGAAGATGTAGAGAGATAATCCAACAAATGCAAATGTGGACATCTTGATTTCTTTTTGCCACGAGTGAAACACCTTCAGGTATTTGCCATCATAGTACGTGTTGAACACGAGGAATGCGGTGATTCCGAATATGAACAACTCCAGTTTCATGGGGGGGGGGGCGCGCGCGTGTATTATTATATTGTCGTTATTTTTATTTGACGGTTGTTCAGTAAATCTTAATCCGTGTGCGCGTGCGAAGTGGATGTGGGTACGGGGTTGGAACCCGTTTAATGGAATTGCGCGTCCGCGCTGGAGTTAAATTGAACCGAACCGTTCTTTTTTGAGAGCGAATTTTCGCGTCGGCGCCAATTTGTCGCAAGGTTTGCACAATGTGCGCAACATTCATGCGTTTGTGCCCGTTGGCAAACACCACCGTGCGAAACAGGGTGCGATACCGATTCAGCATGTCGGCGTGCGCCGCGTCAGACATGACAAAGCGGTTGCGCGGCAACATGAAAATGGTGTAAAACACTGACATGAGCCCCCACACGTCGGTGTTGTGGCGATACACGTTGCTAAAATATTCATTCAACCGAAATGTCCGGGTGTCATGATCGGTGAAATGATGCAACACTTCGGCGGTGTAAGTGGCAACCGCATCCATGAGCATTGCGTCGTCGCCCCCGAACATGGACTTGAATATGTATTGAAGGTATTTGTAGCTGGAGTCGTCGTAATCAGATATGTATGTTTTGTAAATCAATCGCGTGAAGGGTTTGATGTCGCCCACCGTCATGTCGCGCGTGTGGGTCATTGGTTTCAAAACGGAAGAAGAGTACAGTTCCATCACTTCGGGGGAAATGACCATGGTTGAAAAGGGGCGATTGAACGTGACGGGATTGCGCATGAAGTGGCGCGCGGGAATGACTTGGGTTGCGGTGCTGATGCCAGCCAACCCCCAATCAATGATGCGGCTGTCGTTGTTCCAGTCCATCATGATGTTTTCGGATTTAAGGTCGTTGTGTATGACCCCGAGCCGATTCATGGGTCCCACCGCATGAACTAGCAGGTTTGAAACATGCTCATTCAATTTGCGAATGCGGTTGGCATCAAGTGCAGTTTGATTCATCCATTGCGTCAAATCAATGCCCAAATCCGGCATGTTGATCATGCGCAGTTTGCTCAAATTGTCATTGATGTTGGCTGCCGAAATGTTTAGCCCTTGCATTTTGAAATTGATGCAAACATCGTCAAACCTGTGCAGGTCGCGCGGTTCCAGTGCGTCGGGTTCGCACAGGCTGGCCTGCACGCTGAAGTATTTTTTGTAATTCTTTATTTGCATTAAGTGCTGTTTAATTTGTTCATATTCTCTCATTTCAGCTTCCGCATTTACCCTTTCTTCCAGCTTGCTCACTGCGCCGTCATTGTCATTGCGTGGCCGATCATTGCATTTGAGGGCGGGTCTGAACACGCACCCTTGCGCCCCTGCAAATATGGGTATGCCGCCTTTTTGCGTGCGATTGCCGTGATTGCGACGGGTCATTTTACCCCTCTGGTTCATTTTAAAAGGCCGGGTCATTGTTGCATCACTATACATTATTACATATATTTATTACACGGCATGCTACACCCAATTTCATGCATAGTACAAGTAATACATGGAGGTTGCGGCTGCTGCTGCGGCCATGGCATAAATCAATTTGCGACGGTATTTGACCTCTTCGCGCAGACGCACCTCTTTGGGCTTGTAGTTTGAATAGTATGCGTTCACGGCATCCTGCAGCGACACTTCGTCGCGATTCAAACGCAGGTTGATTTGATTGTGCAGGAAATGCACCCATTTGATGAACGATTCGCGTTTGTCTAAATAGGGGGAGACGGGATATTTGTCCAACAGTTCGCTAAATGCGTTGCCCATTTGGTGGTTGGGCAAAAACAGCGGCAAATTTTGAATGAAGTCGTAGTATTTTTTGATGGTGACGTCGTTCGGTCTCTCGGGATACGTGACCGCCATGCTAAACAGCACGAACCAATAATGCGGCCCCCACACGGCGGCGTCCAGTGCAGTGGTTGCATCTCCATTTTTATAAACCAAATTAGAAGTCATTCGTTGGGAGTTCCCTCTTATTTTTTACAATCAAACAATATAAAAAGAAGTGCGATTTAACACATAACGGACACACATACACACACACATACACACACACACACACACACACAATTTGAATTGCATGTATTCTTTCAATGCATTGAAGGAGTGCGAAGACGACGCCAGCGACGACGGCATGGAGAACGCCGTGGATGACAGCATGCCAATCATTAAACCTGCCACGTTCCACCAGCACTCGTTTGCGAAAAAAAACACGTTTTGCAACAATTGCGGAAAGAACGGGCATCCCATGCACATGTGCAAAAATCCAATCATCAGCAACGGCATGATTGTGTTCAAACACGGCAACGAAGGCGCGTCCTATTTGATGATCCGGCGAAAGGACACGCTCGGATTTGTGGAGTTCATTCGCGGCAAATATCCGATTTACAATCAAATGTACGTGCAACGATTGATTGACGAGATGACGGTGGATGAAAAGCATCGGCTGCAAACGCAAACATTTAGCGAGTTGTGGAAAAACGTGTGGGGGGATTATTTAAATTCAAAGTATCAGAACGAAGAAGCGGTGTCGTGCGACCGATTCAACTTGTTGAAATCGGGCGCACGGGTGAACACCCGGAATGGGGGCAACTACACGCTGAACTCGCTGATTGCCAAATCAAGCACGCAATGGACCGAGCCCGAATGGGGGTTTCCAAAGGGACGTCGCAATTATCAGGAGAAGGACATTGACTGCGCCCTTCGCGAATTTTCGGAAGAGACGGGGTATGATGAAACCCGGTTGGTGGTCATGCAAAACATCATTCCGTACGAAGAAATATTCATGGGGTCCAACATGAAAACGTACAAGCACCGGTATTACGTTGCGCACATGCCGTTCAGCAATCAAGCGCCCTCGGACCCCCATCCAGATTTTCAAAAAACGGAAGTGAGCAAAATGTCATGGTTTTCATACGACCAATGCATTCAACACATTCGCCCGTACAATTTAGAAAAACTTAACATTTTGCGCAATTTAAACAATGCTTTGATGGAATACGCCATGATCGGTTGTTAACACTCATTGGTTTGGTTCGGATCATCAATTTATAATCATTTTATATTATAGCCAAGCCCAACTCGCCGACGTCAAT